TGCCGCGCGCCGAGATCCTCCGCCTCGCGGGAGATCTTGATGACTGAGTGCGAGAACTGTGGCGGCAATCAATACCGCCGCACGTCGAACGGCATGATCGTTCAGTGCGAGTGCATCAGCGACGAAACCTACGACGTGGTCAATCGCCCGGCGCACTACGCGCAAGGCGAGATTGAATGCATTGACGCAATCAAGTCGGCGGTTAAAGACCTCGACGGCTTCGACGCCTACGGCACCGGCACGGTAATCAAATATGTCTGGCGACACGCACACAAAAACGGCGTCGAAGATCTGCGCAAGGCGCGCTGGTTTCTCGACGTGATGATTGAGGAAATGAAAAATGCCAAATGATCTGAACGATGCATGGCGCTTCCGCCACTCCAAAATAATTGCCGCGCCAGCGGAGAAGGCGGAGCAGATGCGCGCGCCTGACGTGGATTTTGGCGGTCAGTTCGAGGACGACCCCCGCGCGGAGCGCGAGGGCGGAAAATTAAGCCTAGTGACGCAGCAACGTCTGCTCGCTCACGCCATCGCCCGGACGACGAGACGATGACCGCGAGGTAATTACCTGGACGTCATCGACGTCTACAAACAGATCAGCGGCGCGGAGGGCAAAATCCTCCGCGTCGTTTTTTGTGGGGAATTCATGCGCGATACATGCTTCGTCATCTGGAAACGTGATCGTGACGTCGTACACGTCACCTTCGTCGTGCAATTTGATTGTGATCATAAAAAAACTCCCTTTCGTGCGACGATAACGCCACAACGAAAGGGAGAATTATATCAGCAAATTGCCAAGCATTTTGCCAAACATTTTGAGAACTATTTTTCTTTAAATTCCTCCACTGGCCGCATGGTCATTTCTGGATATGGGTCAAAAATAGACCAGCCAAGGCGTGATTTTCTTATGCAGTCTTGCGCTTCGATCTCGTCGATACGCTCGCGCAAGCCTTGGGTAAATTTGTTGTGCTTGTTCGAGTTGTCGCAAATCACCTTATAGTATTGATAGGTGAACGCTTCGAACATGACGACAAACAGCCGCGTCGGTCGAACCAATTTTTGACGCCCGTCATCTCCCTCCATCGCTTCCAGGTTTAGGTAACCCGCTGCTTGGGCCTCGGCCAACAGCCTGTTGAAGCGGCTGTCGGGAACGGTGGAGCAAGTGGTTTTCAACTCCTGCCGGGTCAGCCAGTAGCCACGGTGCCAAGCCTCATTTACTGCGTAGCAAATTTCCGACGCAAAGCGGTTCTGGAACCAGAATTTTCGCGGCGCCGGGGCGTCAATGGCCCACGCCTGCTCCAGCCACCACAATCGCGCTTCGCTGTAAGCAGCCATAAATTCGCGATACTCACTGAACTCTGACTGTTGCTGCAGCGGGATGTCGTAGCCCTCTATCGTCTTCCATTTCACGTCCCCTTCCACGCTCGGAATTTTTTTAGCCATGCTCTCTCTCCTTATATGTCAAACGCTGCGGTCATCTTGTCTGCCAGCGTCTTGTCGCGCCGTGGATCAGACAACCAATGTGCGTACTGCTTGCGCGTAAAATCGATGGACGTGTGTCCAAGAAACTGCGTGATTTGCGCGTCGGTGTAGTCCGTTTCGAAAAGCAAAACAGAAGCGAAGAAGTGGCGCAAATCATGCCAGCGAATTGGCTCGATGCCTGCGGCAACGCAAGCCGGGTGCAGACCGCGCTTCCGCCAGTTGTTCACGTCGGCCATGTTCCCGGCAAGCGTTGGAAATACCAGCCCGCGCGTCCGCTGTTCCAGCGGCTGTGCCAGCTTCCACTCTTTGAGATCCTGCACCAGCGGCGCCGGCAACGGGATCGATCGGATGCCCGCCTTCGTCTTCACGGACCCCAAGGCGCCGGATTTGTCGCGCGCCTCCGTCACATGATAAACGGCGCCGTCTAAATCCAAGTTATCCCAGCCGCAGGCTATCTGCTCGCCAGCGCGGACGCCGGTATAGGCAGCGAACTTGATGCGCAACGCATAGTCACCAGCGTTCGCGATAATCGCCGCAATGTCCTCGCGGCTGATGCGGGGCGGCGGCTTGTGTTCGATCTTGCGTTTCGGCAGATCAACCTCGCGGCACGGATTGGCCCGCGCCCACTTGCGCTTGACGCAATACTTCAGAAGCTGACGCAGGGTGTCGTACCGCTGAAGGCCGGTCGCGTGCGCTTGCCGGAACAAGGCGGAGACAACGCGCTCTTCGATGTAGCCCGCGTCGATATCGATAATCTTATGCAAGCGCAGCCCCGGAACATTATCCAACAGAAACTGGATGTTGCGTCGATGCGTCACCAAGCGGTCTGCCGACAAATCGCCAGCCTTGTACTTCGCGTTGAGGAAAGACTGAAACGCTTTCTTTGCATCGCCAAAATTTGGGTTCGACGTACGCGGGCTGTAGACGCCGTTCTGCTTGTCGGCGTAGGCTTGGTCGCGAGCGTGGATAGCCTCTTCCATCGTGTAGTGCGTTTCGCGGCCTCCGCCGATCTCGCGCAGGTCTAAAATGAACTTGCCATCGCGGCGCGTGATCTTCTCTGATTTCTTCATGCTCTCTCTCCTATTTGCAACGGTGCTGACGGCACCGCTCGCGGTAGTCGTCCACAGCCTCGTCGAATGTCTTGAAATAGTCCCCACGCAACTCGTAGCCGTCGTCGCGCAGATACAAAGTCGCAAACGGCGCGTAGCTGTGGCCCGTTTTGCACAGCGCAATCTTGGCCTTGTCACGGCGAACGGGGCGGGCGTCGATGATGTCGTAAGCCATCTCTCTCTCCTCAATCTGCGGATGCCCAGTCCGTGGGTCATCCTTCGTTATTACATATAGTAACATATTGTTACGTTACAAGGTCGAAAAATAACTTTCTGACCTACGGATTATGTTGAGGGATTTTTTTTTGGCACTAGAACGCGAAAAACCCCCCGATTTCAAAATCGAGGGGCTCTAAAAAAACGGCTAAGTGTTTGATTTTAAATGGCGCGCCCGGAGGGATTCGAACCCCCGACCTGCGGATTAGAAGAGCGTTCAACGCTCAAAAAATACCAATTAAAACCAAGGTCTTAGCGTGTAAGCCTCAATTCCAAAATCAAGAATTGTTCTACAGTGACAAAAGCGAACACGCAATGAGAAAATTTTACATTAAATTTTTGGCAGCGGGTCGTTCGATTCCGTAGGTCGCTTCCGGTTGGCGTGAAAATTGTGATCGGTCACGAACACCGTGCGTTCGATAGGATCGACATACACCATCTCGACGCCCAGCGCCTTCTGGAGTTCCGATCTTGGCCGGTGTATCCGCGCGCTGCGATTGCGTCCGGGGTTCGTCCTACCCGCATCCTTTTTAACTTGGATCAATCGCGCGCCGTCTTCGTTCACGATGATTAAGTCGATCGGGCTGCTACCTTGCGACGCCGGAAAAACCCAATACCCCTGGCGCATAAAATGTTCAGCGCAAATCAATTCACAGACGTCGCCGTCGATCAGCCTCTGGTCAGGCATACTCGCCAGTGCGGATGCGCTCAGCAATCCGGTCGGCCCGCCTGCCTACCTGGTCGGCCCAACGACTGTCGAGCGCCTGAGTGGCGGCGCCCTCATAGTCCTCCGCCATTAGCGCATTAATCATGCGCTGGAACTTCGCAAGGTTGCCGCCCATATTAAAGGCCATCTCTATCAGCGCCTCACGGCGCACCTGGTTGAGAAGCGACCAGATGTTATCCCCTACCACCCGCCGCGCCAGGGCTTCAAACTTGACCAGATCGTTGGCGAGCAGGTCTTCGGCCTCCTCCTCCGTGATCCCCGTTCCCGGTTCGTCGGGGTCCACACACCGTCCAAAGCCGATGGTAAGGCGCCCTGTGGGGCAGCGGTACGCAGTCGCGCTGAACCCTTCGTGGCGCTTGATGCTGTCGATCAGGTTGGCGCTGATCACTTCCCTACTCCCTTTGTCCTCTCCCAGCTTCTAAGCGAACCCAACCCAAGCATGCCGAGAAGGATCGGCATCATCTGAGACATATCTAGCGTCGGTAGTTCGACCAAGTGACCTGTCTGCGCCAGTACGAACGACGCCATCGGCTGAAA